TGAGTTTCTCACACAAGAACGAGGAAAAGTATCCTTTTTGGACTTTGTTAAACACGTATACCCAGGCTACAAGGTCGGGCCACATCATCTCAAACTGGCTCAAATTTTTGAAGATATTGCTAACGGTAAGAAAAAACGTGTCATTGTTAATATTGCTCCACGACACGGTAAGTCTGAGCTCATTTCATACTTGGCACCCGCATGGTTCCTTGGAAAGTACCCACAAAAAAAGATTATTATGGCATCTCATACAGCAGATTTGGCTGTTAACTTTGGTCGCCGTGTTAGGAACCTTGTTGGTTCAGATCCGTATAAAAACATTTTTCCGCAGGTAGAACTGCAAGCTGACAGTAAGTCGGCATCACGATGGGGAACTAACTTTAATGGTGAATATTTTGCAATCGGTGTCGGTGGAGCCCTCGCTGGTCGCGGGGCTGACTTGTTTATTATTGACGACCCACATTCCGAGCAGGAGGCTAAGACTGGTAGACCCGAGGTATTTTTGCCTGCGTGGGAGTGGTTCCAGTCTGGTCCTATCCAGCGTCTTATGCCTGGTGGTGCGATTATTATTGTCATGACACGTTGGTCAAAGTTAGATTTGACTGGGCAAGTTATTAAACAGATGGAGCAAAATGACACTCAAGGAGACATTGTTGAGCCTTGGGAAGTAGTAGAGTTTCCTGCTATTAAAGAAAATGGTGAAAGTTTGTGGCCCGAGTTTTGGCCTGTTGAGGAGTTACTTGCTAAAAAAGCAGTGCTAGATATTAGGTATTGGAATGCTCAGTTTATGCAAAATCCTGTGTCAGAAGAAGGAGCTCTGATCAAACGGGAATGGTGGAATATATGGGAGAAAGATGACCCTCCTCAGTGTGAGTATATTATTATGTCACTCGACGCTGCACAGGAATCTAATAATAGATCAGACTATAATGCTTTGACTACATGGGGAGTTTTTTTCAATGAAGAAGTTGGAAACTATAACATCATACTTCTAAATGCTATTAAAAGGCGTTTAGAGTTTCCAGAGCTTAAAAAACTTTGTATTGAAGAATATAAGACATGGCAACCGGATTCGTTTATGGTTGAGAAAAAGTCTAATGGAGCTGCACTATACCAAGAGTTTAGACGAATGGGTATACCTGCACAAGAATTTACACCTGGAAAAGGTCAAGATAAACTTGCTCGAGTCAATGCTATATCTGATTTATTCTCGGGGGGAATTGTTTGGGCACCATATAATCGGTGGGCTAAAGATGTTATTGAGGAATGTAATGATTTTCCTAGCGGTCTTAACGACGACCTGGTAGACTCAACTACGCTCGCTCTGTTAAGATTTAGGCAAGGTGGATTTATACGTCTACCAAACGATGAACCAGAAGACGATTTTCTGTACAAATACCGCAAAAAAGCGGCGTACTATTAAGGATAAATTATGGCAATAGATAAGGCACTATATCAAGCTCCTCAAGGTTTAGGTCAATTAGAAGAAAATGATCAGCCACATGAGTTGGAAATTAGTATTGAAGACCCAGAAGCTGTTGAGATTGGCGTTGATGGTGAACCTATCATGCGGATGGAGAAGGAAGAGACTCCCCCAGGTTTTGATGATAATTTAGCTGAACATCTAGATGAAAGTGTGTTGTCAAGTTTAGCTAGTGAATTAATAGGTGATTATGATAGCGACGTTGCCTCTCGGAAAGACTGGATACAAACTTACGTTGATGGTTTAGAACTTCTAGGTATGAAGATTGAAGAACGAGCTGAACCGTGGGAAGGTGCTTGTGGTGTTTATCACCCACTCTTAGCAGAAGCAGTAGTTAAGTTTCAAGCTGAGATTATGATGGAGACTTTCCCTGCAGCTGGTCCAGTTAAAACTCAAATAATTGGTAAAGAAACGCCTGAAAAGAAAGCTGCGGCAGAACGTGTCAAAGATGACATGAACTATCAGATTACTGATGTTATGAAAGAGTTTAGACCTGAGCATGAGCGTATGTTATGGGGATTAGGCTTAGCAGGTAATGCATTTAAAAAAGTTTATTATGATCCGTCGATGCAAAGACAAGTTTCTATTTATGTTCCAGCAGAAGATGTGGTTGTGCCATACGGTGCTTCAAGTTTAGAAGAAGCTGAGCGTGTAACTCACGTAATGAGGAAAAAAGAAAATGATGTAGTAAGACTACAGCATGAAGGCTTTTATAGAGATGTTGATTTAGGTACACCTGTACAAGTCATGGACGAGATTGAGAAGAAAATTGCAGAAAAAATGGGATTCCGAGCTACAACGGATGACCGGTTTAAGTTATTAGAGATGCACGTAGAGCTTGACCTCCCAGGGTTTGAGCATGAAGATGATGATGGAGAAGCAACAGGTATTGCACTTCCTTATGTTGTAACAATAGAGAAAGGTACCACTACCATCCTTGCAATTCGCGGAAACTGGAGGCCAGAAGATGAAACACACCGCAAACGCAATCACTTTGTTCATTACCCATATATTCCAGGTTTTGGTTTTTACGCTTTTGGTCTCATCCACCTTATTGGCGCTTTTGCTAAGTCTGGTACAAGTCTTATACGTCAGCTCGTGGATGCAGGAACATTATCCAACCTGCCTGGAGGTTTTAAATCACGTGGAATGCGAGTCAAAGGCGATGATACGCCAATTGCCCCAGGAGAATGGCGAGACGTCGATGTTCCCTCAGGATCCATGCGGGATAACATGTTACCGCTTCCTTATAAAGAACCAAGTCAAGTTTTATTTAGTTTATTCCAAAATATTATAGAAGAAGCCCGTGTATTTGCCGGCTCTGCTGATATCAGTGCATCTGATATGAGTGCAAATGCTCCTGTTGGAACAACATTAGCTATCTTAGAAAGAACTCTTAAAACAATGAGTGCGATACAAGCTCGTATCCACTATTCAATGAAACAAGAGTTCCAACTTCTTAAAGATATTATTAGAGATTACACACCAGAAGAGTACGAGTATGAACCGATTGAAGGTTCACGTATGGCTAAACAATCAGACTACGATATGGTCTTTGTACTTCCGGTATCCGATCCCAACGCGGCTACTATGGCGCAAAAGGTTGTACAGTATCAAGCAGCTCTACAACTCGCTCAAACTGCACCGCAGCTCTATGATCTACCTGTACTACATCGCCAGATGTTAGACGTGTTGGGAATTAAAAATTATCAGAAATTGGTACCACTACCAGAAGATATGAAGCCTCGTGATCCAGTAACTGAAAATCAAAATTTACTTACTGGTAAACCTGTTAAAGCCTTTATTTATCAAGATCATCAATCACATATTACGTCTCATCAATCAATGATGCAAGACCCGCATATCGGTATGTTACTACAATCAAACCCACAACTAGCTCAGCAAGTTCAAGCATCTGTGGCGGCGCATGTAATGGAGCATTTAGGTATGGAGTATCGCAAACAGATTGAACAAAGAATAGGACAGACTTTACCGCCAATGCCGGATAGTGAGGATGAAGAAGAGAAAGGTATGTCTCCTGAAATGGAGGTTCAGATTTCTCAGATGATTGCTCAAGCTGCACAACAGATGTTACAACAACATCAACAAGAGGCTCAACAGCAACAGAATCAGCAAACTCAACAAGACCCAATTATTCAGTTGCAACAGCAAGAAGTTCAAATCAAGATGCAAGAGCAACAAAGAAAAGCTCAGAAGGATCAACAAGACTTCCAGCTTAAACAAATGCAAATTCAACTTGAAGAAAAACGTATTGCAGCGCAACAAGAAACCGAAGGGGCTAAAATGGCTATTCAAGCTCAGTTGGCTAAAAGTAAAGAAAAAACCCAACAAGAAACTGATGGGGCAAGACTTGCTATTGATTTAGGTAAAACTCGTGAGCAACACGCTCATCAGAAAGAAGTAACACGGATGCAAACGGATACACAAAAAGAATTAGCAGCAAAGCAGGCGGAAACACAAGCAAAACAAGCTGAAAAGTCGAAACCACAACCCAAAAAGGAATCTAAATAATGGATGCTGAATCAGCATTAAACCATTTAATACGACAGTTAGATGAAAAAATTCTACAACTTCAAGAGGCATTGGCAGACGGACGTGTTGATACTTTTGAAGAATATAGAAAAGTATGCGGGGAAGTTAAAGGTCTACTTACCGCACGAACATACGTAACAGACCTAAAACGGAATATGGAGAACTCAGATGAGTGATCAAAAAGTAATAGATTTAAACAAAGCAGTAGATTTAAGAGCAATAATGAAAGATGCAGAAGATAAAGCCAAACAACTTCCTAACCCTAAGGGATATCGCATCCTATGTGCAATTCCTGAATCGGAAGAAGCCTTTGAAAACGGTATTCTTAAACCTGATGAAACAAGACGACATGATGAACTATTAACAACAGTCCTTTTTGTAGTAAAGATGGGGCCTGATTGTTATAAAGACCCTGAGCGTTTTCCAAGTGGGGCGTATTGTAAAGAAGGGGATTTTGTTCTTACAAGACCTAACGCTGGTACACGTCTAGTTATTCATGGACGAGAATTTCGTTTAATTAATGATGATTCTGTAGAGGCAGTAGTACAAGACCCTCGCGGAATTACCCGTAAGTTTTATTAAGGAGGCTATATGGCAGACGGTTATAAATTCCCCGATGAAATCGAGGCAGAAGATAAAGTAAATATTGAAATGGAAGAAGGCGACGAGATTGAAATTGATATCGTTGATGATACTCCTAAAGAAGATCGTAATAGAAAGCCTCTAGAAGCAGAAACAAAAGATCAATTAGAGACTTTAGACGAATCTGAAGAATATTCTAAAAACGTAAAAGAAAAATTTTCACAGTATAAGAAAGCTTGGCATGAGGAAAGACGTGCTAAAGAAGCTGCCTTGCGTGAACAACAAGAAGCTTTAAGAGCTGCTCAGACTATTTTAGATGAAAATAAGCGACTTCAAAACCAGTTAAAGAATGGTGAAAAAGAGCTAAATTCTAATTATAAGTCAGCTGCAAAGGCTGAGTTAGAAAAAGCAAAGCAAGACTATAAAGATGCTTATGACTCTGGTGACTCTGATAAGTTACTAAAAGCGCAAGAAAATATGGTTAAAGCTCAAATTAAACTTGATAAATCAAAAAAGTTTAAAAATACTGTACAAAATAATGAAAATAATGTAAAAATGCAGTATGGAGCAGTTCCACAGCAAGTTCAGCCTCAAATGGACTCTAAACTAGCTGAGTGGGTGTCACGGAATCAGTGGTTCGTTGATCCAAATAAAAAACGGATGAAAGTATACGCTGAGACATACCATGAAGAATTGCAAAATAAATACGGAATGAGTTTTGTCGGAACAGACGAATACTATAAACGTATCGATGATGAAATGAAGACCAGGTTTCCGGATGAACTTGGGGCAGTAAAAAACGATGAGGAAAAACCTCAACGTACGCAAAAACTAAGCACGGTTGTAGCCCCTGTTAAACGCAGTACAGCGTCTAAAAGAATTGTACTTACTAAAACAGCATTAGCTACTGCAAAAAAGCTTGGTGTTTCACCAGAGCAATATGCCCGTGAATTTGTTAAATTGGAGAATCAATAATGGCTACAAATAGATTACAACGTGAGATGGAAAACCGTGAATTAAAAGAGCGTCCTAAACAGTGGATGCCTCCTGAACTTCTCCCTGAGCCTGATAAACAGGCTGGTTATGCCTATCGCTGGATTCGTGTATCAATGTTAAACGCTGCTGATCCCCGCAATATTTCTGCAAAATTTCGTGAGGGTTGGGAACCGGTGCATGTAGACGAACAACCGCAATACAGACTGTTAGCCTCTCGTGAAGGTCAATATAAAGACAATATCGAGATAGGCGGATTATTACTCTGCAAAATTCCAGAAGAAATTGTGGCACAACGTATGGCTTATGAAAATGGTCAAACAGCTGCTCAAGCGGATGCTGTAGATAATAATTTAATGCGCCAAAGTGATTCTAGAATGCCGATCTTTATGGAGAGAAAATCTAGCGTAACTTTTGGTAATGGTGGTTCTTAACAACTTTTTAGGAGATTTAAATGGCTTATCCTACAGTATCAAGTCCTTACGGACTAAAGCCAGTTAACCTCATTGGTGGTCGTGTATTTGCGGGCTCTACTCGCATGTTCCCAATTACCAACGGTTATAATACTAGTTTGTTCAATGGTGACATTGTTCAGATTGGTACTGGCGCAAATATCGGTAACTTAGTTGCCTCAACATTAGCATATAACGCTTCATCTGCAGTTGCAGGTACTATTGGTATCTTCGTCGGTGCTGAGTACTCAACAACTGGCGGACCAATCTATGGTAAAAACCGTTATCAATATTGGAATGCTTCTACAAGCGCTCCTGATGCGATCGGTTATGTAGTTGACGACCCACAAGCTGTATTCCAAACTGCGGTTGTTGTTAACCCAGCTGGTACTGGTGGTTCTACTACAATTCAGTATATCAATCCAGCTTTTGTCGGATCTAATGCTTATTACATTGGTAACGCTGCTGGTAATACTGGTTCTACCACAACTGGTGATTCTTTAGCAGGTATTGCAGTTTCTGCATCTGCTACTGTATCAACACCGCTTACTAGTTCTGCACCGTTCCGTATCGTTCAGTTAGTTAAAGAATCTGCTGTAACTGTTACTGCTAACGCCACAAGCTCAAGCACAACTATTACTCTATCTGCCGCTAATAGTGCAATTACCCCTGGTATGGCTGTTTCTGGTCCTGGCATTACTTCTGGATCAAATACATACGTAACAGCAGTATCTGGCACAACTGTGACTATCAACAATGCAGTAGCGACTGCTCAAGCAACAGCTGCGCAGTTTTCTTTCACTGGCTATCCAGAAGCATTAGTAACATGGAACTTCGGTTATCATAGTTATTTTAATGCCAATGGTGTTTAATTAAGGAGCATTTAAATGGCTATTTCTCGCGCACAACTACTTAAAGAGCTCCTACCCGGTCTTAACGCCTTGTTTGGATTGGAGTACGCTCGCTATGGTGAAGAACA